GTAGCTAAAGCTGATCTAAATGATAGTAATAGTAGTAATTATGTATTATCAACCAGTAATATCTTAATAGCTAAGGCAGATCTTAATGATAGCAACAGCAGTAATTATGTTTTATCAACAAGTAATATCTTGATAGCTAAAGCTGATTTGAATGATAGCAACAGCAGTAATTATGTATTATCAACAAGTAATATCTTAGTAGCTAAAGCTGATTTAAATGATAGCAATAGCAGTAATTATGTTTTATCAACAAGTAATATATTAATAGCTAAGACAGATCTTAATGATAGCAATAGCAGTAATTATGTGCTATCAACAAGTAATATATTAATTGCCAAAGCTGATTTAAATGATAGCAATAGCAGTAATTATGTGCTATCAACAAGTAATATTTTAGTTACCAAAACAGACCTTAATGATAAGAATAGTAGCAACTATGTTTTATCAACAAGCAATATCTTAGTGGATATGATAAAAAATAATAAATCAAGTCAATGGACTACATCTAATCTCAATATTTATTACAATGAAGGTAATGTTGCTATTGGGACATCAGATATATCAACATATAAATTAAATGTTGGCGGAAGTATTAATGCAACAGATTATAAAATAAATGGAGTTGCGTTAAATATTGGTGCTTTATCACAAGGTATGACAGTTCAAACAAAGCATTTAACATATACACAAATGGATGTAAAAAATAATACTGGATGGGATGCTATAAATGACGATTTAGTGAATGGTTTTGTAATTGCAATAACTCCTGCGAGTGCATCAAGCAAAATATTAGTAAATATGATTGCTCATATAGGGACAGATTCAGAAGTGTTTAGATGGTGGGGAATTAAACTTTATAGAAAGATTGGTTCAGGAGGTGCCTGGACAGAGGTGACTGGAGCAAATGGAACTGAAACAGGGACTGCCGCTTCTACTGCTGGAACACCTGTATGGGTTAGTCATAATGTAGGTATGGAAGGTGCTTACACTGGAACCCATGTTGCAAATGTGGTTGGAACTTATTTAGACGCACCTAATACAACATCAATCGTTTATTATACTGCATATTGGAACCAAAAAATAGGAGATAATCCAAGTGTTTCTGGAACTATATATTTTAATAGGGCATCAACACAAAACGATGCATACAGACCTGCACCATCTTCAAGTTGGACGGCAACTGAAATATGGGATTTAGGAACCCCTTATGTTCCACCATCAGGTGATACAACAATAACAATTGCATCTAGTTCGGTTGGGGTTGGAACAGCACCAACTGTAAATCATAAATTAATTGTAAATCAAGGATTAACAGGAACAACCGGTGTCACTTGTATTCCTTTAAGAATATCTTCTGGTGCTTATAATGATTTAGGTAATGGAACAGCAACTTTAATTGGATTATCAACAGAACCATCTGGATGGACTAAATGCGCGATAGGACATTGTAGAACTGGTGGGTGGGACACAGGTGCTATTGTATTTATATGTAATAGTGCAGCTAATACTACATCTCTCACGATGGCAGACGAAAGGATGCGGATTACAAGCACAGGTAATGTAGGGATAGGGACAAATAATCCACTCAATATCCTTCAAGTTGGTGGAACAGGACAGAGATTAAAAATTGCAAATAGTTCAACAGATAATACTATGATTGGAACAGATGAAACTGAAGGAACTAATACGCGAATAAATATATTCGGGGCTACACACGCATCTGCACCAGGACAGATTTCTTATGTAGCAAAATCAACCGGTAATCACATATTTTTTACAACAAATAGTGACACTGAACGAATGAGAATCGCAAGTAATGGTAATGTAGGTATAGGGACTAATAATCCTCAAAATAAATTACATGTAGATGCAGGAGCAACAACGGCTATTAATACTTATCCATTAAAAATATCAGGAACAACAGGATTTGCAAATTTAGGTAATGGAACAGCAACATTTATAGGGTTATCTACAGAAGCATCCAGTTGGACTAAATGTGCCATAGGGCATTGTAGAACAGATACTAATGACAGAGGGTCAATAGTCCTTTGTTGTAATAATGTTAATGATACGAATAGTGTAACAATGAGCGATGAAAGAATGCGCATAACAAGTGCTGGTAATGTTGGGATAGGGACAAATAATCCTTCACAGAGACTACAAGTAAGACACCCAAGTAATAGTTTAGTTAGAATAGAAACCGATACAGATGCAGTATCACAAATATCAGGAATAGAGTTTGGAATACCTGCGTTTGCTTCATCTACACGAAGTAAAATAACATCAACAACAGGATCAAGTGATACAAGTGATTTGGCGTTTCATACATCAACCGGAACAGGTGGTTCAACTGAACGAATGAGAATCGCATCGGGAGGTAATGTTGGTATAGGGACTAATAATCCAACAAGTGGTGCATTAACTATATATGGAACAAGTCTTGCAAGAAATAATTCATTATATATACATTCACCTCAATCTGGTATAATGTTAGACAGCACACTAAATGGTGTTGCTGGAACAAAGAAATATAATATTTGGAGCACAACGACAGCGGATAGTGCTGGTGCTGGTGCATTCGCAATATTCGACGAAACAGGGAGTGCTTATAGAATGGTTATAGGAAGTTCAGGTAATGTATCAATAGGGGCAACAGATACTGCAACATATAAATTAAATGTTAATGGAAGTTTAAATGCAACAAGTTTATTTGTAGGTGGAACTGCATTTACAGGTGCAAGTCAATGGGTTGGAACAACTGATATATATAATATAACTGGAAATGTGGGTATTGGAACATCAACTGTAAATGAGAGATTAACGATTCGGGGGGCAGGTGCAAGACTTATGATGCTTACATGTTCAACAGCAACATATGCGTCATATATGGGGTTTTCAAATTCAGCAAATGATAGTTTAGCATATGTTGGAGTAGATGGAGCTGGTTTAAATGGTTTTGTTTACGGTGCATTAACATTAGGAACTTGGAAAGATACACCAATTTTATTTACAACTGGTGCAACTAATACAGAAAAAATGAGAATAGCATCAGGTGGTAATGTAGGTATTGGAACGAATAATCCATTAGCATTATTAGACGTTGTATATTCGCCTCCAGCAGTTGCAAATACAGATATGTTAAATATTAGGGTAGATGCAAATTGGGGTTTAAAAGTTCAACAAAGTTATACAGTTGCAGGAAATATTCAATATAATTTAATTCATAGATATAATACGGTTGATTATAACTCTTTGACATTTAAAGGTGCTTTTGTAGGTGTTGGAACAAATAATCCTTCAAATAAACTTCATATTGTTCATAGTTCAACAGCTGGAAATCCTACAGGAACAGGAGGAATTGGGTTATATGTATATAATCCTACAAATACAGCTGGAAATAATAGTGTAATAACTAATCGAATTGGAGGATCGAGTGCTGGTAAAGTGTTATACAGTTTTGATGTTGATACTGCATATGGGTTTAGTATATATATGCTTGGGAGCAGTAGCAGTTTAAGGTTCAATAATAATTGGGAGGGTGCAGGAACAGATGTTATGGTTTTAGGTAATACAGGTAATGTATCTATTGGTTCAACAGATACAGCAACATATAAGTTGAGAGTTGAAGGAACTTCGCTTTTAAATGGCCAGGTATATGTTGGAGCTGAAACAGGAAGTTCAACAATATTTTTAGGAGGTGGTGCTGCGGGGGATGGTACATATGCCCAATCAGTAATTGAAACAAGACTTTATTCAGGAACAGAAAATACAGAATTGGTGATATTCAAAGGAAATGATATAGGTTCTTCTACTGATGCTGATAGAATTAGATTAAGAGCAGGCGCTATAGTGTTTGATACTTTTTCTGCTGCTTCAACTGACAGAACAGCAGAAAATATTCGTATGGTTATTAATGGGTCTGGTAATGTTGGTATTGGTAATACTGCACCACTAGGTCCTTTACATATTGCCAATGGTGCATTAGCTAATAATGATGGGTTTTTGATATTAGCAAAATGTACGACTGTTGGTACAACGAGAATGTTTAGAATAGGTTTGGATGCAGGTTTCAATATAGTTATTGGTGATTATGGAGGAGGAAATACAGCTGGAACTTGGCTTTCATCTTTTGTGATGAATTATCAAGCACCTGCAAATAGTTTAGCAATTGCAAGTACAGGATATGTAGGAATAGGAGTAGCACCATCTTATAAAACTCATATTAAAACTAGTTATGATAATGTTGCGACTGGACTTCATTTAGACGCAAGCGATAATGCAACGGCAAATCAATATGCTTTAACAATTTGGCCTTATGTTATAGGAGGTGGACAAGTTGGTTGGCGGTTCAGAACACAAAGTTCGACAGGAGGTGTTTGTACCCCTTTAACATTTAGTAATGCAGGTTTTGTAGGTATTAATGGTGTAACACCAACATCAGCATTACATGTTAATGGGGGTGCATATGTATCTGGTGAATTGAGAATAGATGGTGGTAAATTCGTTATTAATGGGTCACAACCTACAATATATTTTCGCGATAGTGATCAACGCCAAGGGATGATACACGTAAATGGAAATCTTATGTATTTCTTATCGGGACCGACAACTGGGACAATGGATGGAACTGATAATTGGGCGGCAAATAATAATCAATGGCCATTATACCTTAATTTAAATAATAACACCGCAAATTTTGGGGGTAATATAGAAGCGGTTGGAAATGTTTCAGCATATGTATCTGATATGCGTTTAAAAACAAAAACAGCAAATATTAAAGAACCATTAGAGATAATAAATAAATTAACCGGTTTTTATTATACTCTAAATGACGTTGCAAAGTCATATGGGTTTAAAAATAATAAACAAGAGATTGGATTAAGTGCTCAAGATGTTGAAAGTGTATTACCTGAATTAGTATCAATTGCACCATTTGACAGAAAAACAGACGATGATGAAAATGTATCATCAAAATCCGGAGAAAATTATTTAACCGTATCTTACGAAAGATTAACACCTGTTTTAGTAGAAGCAATTAAAGAATTAAATCAAAAAAATATAGCATTAACAAAAGAGAATGATGAATTAAAAGATAAATATAATAAACTTTTAGAAGATATTACATTAATAAAACAAACATTAAATTTAATATAAATATTCTACATATTCTAAAAAATAAAAGATTACAATAACAATATATCTAATTAGCAATATGCAATGAATAAAAATTTGCAGAAGAGTAAGAACCTGACGCAACAGAACTATAATCACAATAAAAAGCGATTCCGTAACTACCAACAGCTTGCGAAGCAGAGATAGTATAATCTGCTGTATTAGTTCGAGAACCAGCAGAACCTTGACTGCTTACTACGAACCATCCTCCACCAAGATGAAGTAACGCTGACGCTACTTCGTAATCACCATACAAAGCTCTAGTCTGCCATGAAAATCTCACAGTATCACCAGGTTTTGCTTGCAAAATCAAACTTTGATAATTAATAAAATTAGGACGATTTTGATAATTATCTGCACCTAAATTATTAAATGTTGTTCCACCTGTTCTTGTCAAGTTTGTTCCACTTGCACCAGCTTGCCATTCATAACCCGTATTTCCAAGACCCCAAGGTAATCCAAAATTGCCATAAGAACTTTGAACTGCAGTAGGTGGCCATGAACTTGCAACTACTTTGGATTTACCGTAAAAAGACCCTAGTGATATTCCTCCACTTGTTGGAATACCAGTTGCACCAGAACCAGTAGTATATGCACCATTTAAATAATATTCATTTAACCCTATTGGATTTGCCCCACCAAATTCCGTTTGGATATTTGCCAAAGATATAACTCCTGTTGATTGTAATACCATATTATTTTTTTAAACCTATTATTCAAATATAGTAATTAAACATAGTATTAAATTTGAACCTTGTTTTATAATAACAAATAGTAATACCTTGTAAAATATAAGGATATTACATTAATAAAACAATGGATTATTAATAATAAACACATATGAAAATACATCATATTATAAATTCATATAATGATTATTATATGCAACCCAATTATATCCTGTTAAACTTCCTCTTAAAACTACACTTGCACCAGTTCCTACCGGTGGAGCACCAGAGAATGGATTATAAAATGAACCTCCGTCAGATATATTCCATATACCACCAGTTCCAGCACTCCAATTTGCCATTCTTATTTCAATATATTGATAAGCAGGTCCGCGTAATAATCTTATTTCCATTTGTATTTCTGAACCAGCTGTTGCATAATAATTTCGTTGATTAACAATAAATCTTTTAATATTATAACCATTACTTGAAGTTGGGGCAAATTGTGTAGAATAATTAGTCCATCTATCATATTGTCCCATTAAAACACCTCTGCCTGTTCCTGGAGACCAATTTTGGTATTGAGCATTACCGCCTCCAAATGTCATAACATTATTTGTAGTCCATTGTATATTATTAGATGACCCCCAATCAGTTCCAAACCAAAAAAATTGAAAAACTGTTCCAATACCTGCAAAAGAATCATCTTGATTATCAATTCCCATTCTTGCACCTCCTGCTTCATTCATATTTCCACCAACATTACCCGAGAGCATATATTCAACAGCACCTGTTATTTTAGATTTACCGTAAAAAGACCCGAGTGATATTGTCCCACTGGTTGGAACACCAGTTGCGCCAGAACCAGTAGTATATGCACCATTTAAATAATATTCATTTAACCCTATTGGATTTGTACCACCAAACTCTGTTTGGATATTTGCCAAAGATATTACTCCTGAAGATTGCAAGGGCATATTCAAAGTTTTTAAAAATAAATATATTAAATATAAATATTTTTAAAATAAAAAAATTTACATAGAAATATCAAAATATAAACATTTATATATATAGTAGTTAAATAATATCAAGGATGGAAGGATTAGGTACGAGATGTTATTATGATATTGCGATGAGTAAGATAAAGTCCCAATTGGTAAGCGAGAAGGATGATAAAACAAGAATGTGTAAACGAGGGGATGTCATCGGTGAGTTTTCATTAAATCTATATACACCATATCAATTAGAAGTATATATAAATGATAATTTTCAGGGTATAGGATTATCAACACATCTTTTATATAATTTTGCGAAATTTTTAGGTAAGCCGAAAGATGGGAAATATACAGTTGTAGGGATGCAAAAAGATGTTGAAATAAGTATAAAACTAAACGAAGATGTATTGCTTGCGATAGATGTAGATGCGAGTGCCAACGAGAGAGGTGAATCTTGGTGGGGGAAGATAGGGATGGTTGATAATAGGCATTGCAATACATCAAGTGCAAGATGTATAGATATTACAGGATATGAGAAAATAATAACATTAAAAAATTTATTAATAACAATTGCGAAGATGAAGGATAAGGTAGATATTTATTTTAGAACAACTGTGCAACAGTCTATGCAAAAGAGACAAAAAACAAAACTTACTTCAGGAGGAAAAAGTAAAAAAGTGATAAAAAAATAAGTAATAATATGATCTTTGCAAATAAAAAGTTTAAAAAAAAATTACATAGAAATATCAAAATATTAAAATTTATATATATAGTAGTTATATAATGTCAGCAATGGACGGATTAGTAAGTAGATGTTATTATGATATTGCAATGAGTAAAATAATGTCTCAACTTGTGTGCGTTCATGATGATATTAATAAGTGTAAACGAGGGGATGTAATAGGTAAGTTTTCATTAAACATGTATACGCCATTTGAATTGAAAGTATACATAGATGATAATTTTAAAGGATTAGGTTTATCAACTGTTCTTTTACAAAATTTTGCAGAATTTTTAGGAAAGCCGAAAGATGGGAAATATACAGTTGTAGGGATGCAAGAAGGTGTCGAAATAAAGATTGAACTTAACGAGAATGTGTTTCTCGCAATAGATATAGATGCCAGTGCGAATGAGAGAGGTAAATCTTGGTGGGGAAAAATAGGGATGGTTAATAATAGGCATTGTAATACATCAAGTGCAAGATGTATAGATATTACAGGATATGAGAAAATAATAACATTAGAAAGTTTATTAATAACAATTGCGAATATGAAGGATAAGGAAGATATTTATTTTAGAACAACTGTGCAACAGTCTATGCAAAAAAGACAGAAAACAAAACTTACTTCAGGAGGGAAAAGTAAAAAGGGATTAAAAAATAAGTAATAATATGTTTATAATTTTTTTAATAATATTATTTATAAGAATTATAAAAATTTCAAAAAAAATAAAAAGTGATAATAGTGGATAGTCACGTCAAATATAAAATGGAAGAAATAAATAAGCCAGTAAAAGAGAAGAGGAGTAATGCGGAGAACAATAGGGCATATAGGGCGAGGAAGGGAGAAGAGATCAAT